CCAATACTCCCCCTTACCTGTATCAATCACCCAGAAATCAGCTAGCGACACGCTGAATGCAGACGGCTTGTTGTGGTAGTACTCAACCACAATGTTGCCTGTCTTTTGCGACATCGGATCGTACTTAACCTCAACAGTTTTACCTATCTCAGGAATCTCAATATCCCAGTCGGGATGATACCCCTCAGCCTTCCTAGCTTGAGGGAATACCAATCTCAACCGATCAAGTAAGTTACGCTCAATCGCTTCACCTCTATCGAGGTCTTTAGCGAATCCCATTTGCTCTGTCTTTTTTCCATAGCATCTCAACGCCAATCTTTACTAAGTCTTTACTGTGACTGGGCGTTGCATTATCTGGAATGCTGTCTATTGCCGCTCGCCTTTCATCCTTGCTTGGCAGTTCCAGTATGTTGCTTGGAAGGTAATAGGGTAGGGTTGCTTTTGCTAGATCATGGAAGTCTGGATCTAGGTTGTCCTCTATATACTGGAGGCACTGGGGGTAGTATGTTTTTTTCGCGGCTAATTTTATTTCAGCATTGAACTTTGATGGCTTCATCGGGAACCTCGAGTAATTCTCTCATTAACAAGATGCCTGTCTCCCAATCCACCGTGACTGTTTCGACAGGTTTAAATGAGTATTCCTTGAATGTCCGTAACGGAAATACCATGCGTATCGGTTGGCGGTCGTACTTGTATATCAGCACCGGAATATAATCATCCCCTGCTGAAGTCTTTGCTTGATCCCACCACTCCGGCTTGTACCAGTGACCAGTCGCGTATCGCTTGGCTTCGATCATTAAGTTGTGAAACTCAATGTCAGCCTTGCCGCAAGTCTGGTATTGATCTAGGTTTCGCTTCAGGTGATTAGCGCATGAGCCGAACTCATCTTGAAATTTCTTGATGAGCTCACGCTCAAACGCATGACCCTTAGCGCGACCGTTTATCAACTTTCTTCCTCTTCGAGCCACTGCAAGTAAACTCTTGCCTTCTGCAATGACTGGACTTTTCCGTTGGGATGATTTTCATATCGCCAAACATACTTCTGAACATTACCCTTTAGGTAACCTTTGAATTGCTCAGATGTCATAGAGGATTTGATAGCTTCGATGCACTCAATCGCATCGTCTGATTTCTTATAGTGTCTGGGCTGATTTACAGCGTCCCACTCTTGAGGTGTTGCATTAACCATTGTTTTTCTCCGTTATCTTTTGTTTAGTCCAATTGAGCAGTTCCATTTGTGTTCCGTAACGCTCTTCGAACCTCCGTTTAAAAGGGTGGCGACTTGTGTAACTAACATTGTCTTCACCGCCACGATGATGCTTGTAACAAAGGGGTATCGACTTAAGATGCGCCCCTTCTTTAGTTTTTCCGTCGATGTGATGCACCTCAGCAGGCGTGAATACGTTGAACTGACGGTGACATACACAACATCCGAACTGAGTGATGTCATCCATCCATTTCTTATCAACTGCATTCGCACCACGTCCTTTCATGTACCGTAAACTCTCCGCTCAGCTCTCTCACTGGCTAGCATTGACTGCCATACTTTGAACTCAACTTCAGCTGCCAACATTTCTGACTTTGCCGCCGCTAACATTCCCTTAGCCTTGCCTCTAGCAAGACGGGCTTCATACACACTGGCGTCCTCATCAGAAGCTCTCAATTGAGCGGCGTTGGTCTTAGCTCCTTTTGCTTCAGCCATGACCATCGTTTGTGCGACAATTCTTTTTTCATCTGCATCAGATTTCGATAGCTGATACTCAGCCTTACCAACCGCTGTGCCTGCTTCTCGAATCTTCATTGCGAAGTCTTCTTGATCCATCTAATTCTCCTTTGAATAGTTAATGTAATAACGAGCTTTGCCGTTCTTGCGGTCTCTGTACTGACAGCACTTATTGTCGAACTCAAAGCCAACTTTGCCTTCATACATACCGTTTCGATTCTTAAGAACCTCTAGATACATATCCCACTGCTTGGTGTACTGCTCATCAGGCTCTTCACCTAACATCTCAGCCTGCTCAATCTGCTCTGTCTTGCGCTTGTTTTTCCACACTGAAATGAATCCATCGGCAAGGTCTGTGATTGACCCAGAACCCTTAACGTCATACTTGTTTGGTGCTGAGTACTCTGACTCACCCTTCCTGACGTGGGTCACAATGAATATCGTGACTGGGAATGACAGCTTGAAGTTGACAAGCTTTTCTATAAATCTCTGCTGACCTTCATAGTCATCTTGCCTAACCATGTTGGTTAAAGAATCGACAACGAATGTAGTAATGCCGTAACGTCGATATGCATATTCAAAGCAGGACATTAGGTCTTCAGGCTTAGGTGATAGCTTGTCAACAAACAGCCATAAGTTTGGGCACATCCACTCAAGCAGTTTCTTTCTGTAGGGTTGGGGGGGTTGCTCTGATCCTGCCGCCTGACGAACCATTCGACCCATCGTTGCTTTAGGTGTCATCTCCATCGAAGCAATCAGTACTTTCTGTTGCTGTTCAACAGCGTTGAGTGCAAGTTGATTTAGCCACATTGATTTACCGTGACCATTGATACCGCACACACCCCAAAGTTCATTGGGTCTGAACTTGATGTCTTCTTCGTCTAACTTCGCCCAACCAGAGCCAAAACCCTGAGTGTCATCAGCCTTGTTTTCAAAGTAGTCATCTATCTCTGACTCAAAATCTAAGACAGATCTGAGAGTCTCAGGATCTTTCCATCGAGCCTCTTCATATGCACACTTGAGCATCCATTGAGCCTGCTCATAGCCTTCCTTTTGCAAGAGCTCATTGATGTCTTTTGTCGGCAGGTTTACTCGATAGCATCGATCACCCAGTCGCTGCATTATTTCTGCGGCGGCAAGCTCCCCTTGTTCATCCATATCAGTAGCGATAAGGATCTCTTCAAATCTGGCAAGGTTCTCGTATTCATGAGCTATCCACTTGGTTTGCTTTGCACCTTTACCTCCACCCATTGGTACAGATAGAGCAGGGAAACCTAATTCACCGCAAGCAATCGCATCCCACTCACCTTCCGTAATCCAGATCTTCCTTGCAGTGTCAGGGATTGCCTGCCAACCAAACAGGATTGGCTTTAGATCTTTCTGGGTAGATGGGTTGCCATCATGATTGATCGGCTTAGTCTTTATGAATGTCTCTTTGCCGTCTGTATCAAAGAAAGGAAACACTACATCCTGACCGCCTCTAGCATCCGTCTCATAGATCTTGTATCGGAAGCACACCTCTCCTACATCTTTAAACCCTCGCTTCTCCATGTATTCATGAAGGTGTTGATGCTCATTCCTTTCGGGAGGTTTAGGTAGGGTGTAATTTTTCTTTTCCGCCGGAGCAACTTTTTTTGCAGGCGAATTGTCACGTATGCCGTACCGCTTTTTAGACCACTCCATCGCATCGACAAGAGACATACCTTGGCTGTACATAATCAAGTCAAGAAGGTCACCACCTTCACCAGTACTAAAGTCCATCCACTTACCGCACTGATCACCGTTGAGATAGACAGACATGCTTCTGCCTCTCTCGCCTTGTATTGATCCTATCTTGTAGCATCCAGACTCGACTCGACCGTCTGGATATAGCTCGTTGCAAATGCCTGCGGCATGAGGTGCTAGGCTCTGCGCTAGCGTTTTAACATCCATCATTTGACAGCCCCCAACAGATCATTCTTTCTGTCGTGACCTCTAAATGATTTGAGAGCATCCCAGTCAGGCTTACCAACAGACTTCCACTCCCTGCTGATCGCAAAATCCACAACACCTGACAGATCAAAGCCTTGCTTTTTAAGAACAAGAAAGTCCTGAGAAATAACCGTGATCATTTTCTTGGCAGGCTTTCTACCCTTACGATCATCAAGCTTGTACTCCCACCATTTGGTCCAAGGCTGTTTTGAAACACCTTCAGGTGGAGTGTTAAGGAGAGAAGAACGCCAACATATTTGTTCTTTCTTATCTTCGTTAGTAATAATGTTTGTTCTTTGGGTTTGATTTACTTGATCTGGGTTAGCTTGATCTGGGTTTTGATGATCTAGTGGAAAGCGACCCCTAACATCAGTAACTAGCCAGTCCCATCGGACAACATGACCACTTTCGTTTCGGACAATTTCCCTACGGATATACTCTGCGTCCTCTAGCTCATCAGTAATGCGAGTCATCTTCACATTGCCGACACCAAAGACAGTACAGAGTTGGTTGTTAGTTATTTGCCAGTCATCGACATGGCTTAAAAGGTAGACAAGAACACCGAGGGATTCGGGGCTAAGTCCATCGCCTCTATACTCGCTGGCGGAAAATCCACCTCGAAGGAGTAAGTTGGGGATTCGGGTATAATAATCTTGTTTAAGATTGGCAGGACGAAAAATCATTAATCAGACAGCTCCATGTAATATTCATTTGAGCAGAGATAATAATGTGAGAGTATTCTTTTGGCAAATTTATTTGCTATCACGTCTTGTTTAATCAAAAAAAATATGGAAGATCCGTGATGAGGAGATACAAAATGGACGATAAAACTAAAAAAGAAAAGCGTGAGGAAATATTTAAAGCGGCTTTAGACAAGGCAGGGGTGCCGGACTGGGGCAGAGGAGCGGCAATAGTCAAAGACACAGGTTGCAGTCCTGCATCCGCGCAAGCGTGGATAAGGGGCAGTCTGCCATCGGATGGGGAGCGCATAATAGAGCTGTGCGACCTTTACCACATTGATTTATATCTTTGGGTAACTTTGGAGTCGCGAGGTGAATCACAGGTATCAGAATCTATGACTGAAGCCATCATTTACGTAAAACAATTCGACGAAAAAACAGCTTTTACCCTTACACCAGAGCAA